GCTCTTTGAACCAATATGGATTCACTTGCAAATACCCTTCTGCAATACGAGCAGGTTCGCCACTTGCTTTATCCTGTTGAACCTTGTTGTAGTTTCCAATGAAATCAATCTCACCTGCTTTGATATTCAAAACAAGAGTTGAACGATGATTAACTGCCAATGTACCTTTGATGCCATATTTCTTTAGAACTGCTTTGACCTTCGGTGCAATTTGTGCTTTACGTTCTTGAGACATGTAAGCCATTTGATTTCTCCTGTTTATTTCTTCATTCAATGTATTTCATTATACAGATGGTGAATTAAATGTCAAATAAATAAGATAATCAATAAGTTATGGATTTGTTATGTCAAACTGGCAATATAATGGTAAAGACTTGAATATTGAAGAAATACCTGAAAAATCAATAGGATTCATTTATAAAATAACGCATTCTTCTGGTAAATGGTACATCGGTCGTAAACTTTTGACGAAAGCCGCAACAAAAACAGTGAACGGCAAAAAGAAGAAAATCAGAAAAGCATCTGATTGGGCGGATTATTGGAGCTCATCGCCTGTACTGTTAAAACACATTGAAGAAGAAGGTACAACAAACTTTAAACGTGAAATTTTGATGTTTGTTGAAACTAAAGCTTCTTTAGTTTATAGCGAAGAATTTGTTTTGTTCACTTCTGGTGCACTCTTTGACCCAATGTGCTATAATGGCAACATCAGGTCAAGAATACAACGTACTTGGTTTGCTAAGACCCCAAACCTACAAAAAGAATTGAAAGCTTTAAAACTTTAACTACATGCCACACATTCTTTACTAGCTTTGACCCCTGATGTGCTGTATATGTAATAACCATTCTTAATGTTTGGGTCTTCAAACATCATCTTATGTAGATGACTAATCCATTTTGGATCTTCTTCTGCTGAAATAAACAAATTCAATGATTGACTTTGACAAATTTTAGATTGTCTTTGACTTGCCAATCTTAAAATAACTTCTTGGTTTATTTCAAATGCAGTCTTAAAAACCAACTTCTCATGGTCAGTCAACCAATCAACCCCTTGAACAGAACCATCTGCGTCAATAATCTGTTGAATGTTTGCTTTGGTATAAACACTTTTATGCTTCATTAGTTTAACAAGTGGACCACAAATTCTTTCAATTTCACCTGCCGCACCTTGTTGAATGAAAGTCATTGCTGGGTCAGGATTAATACCTTCTGACACATTGCCTAAGAGTACTGCAGATGATTTTGTTGGAGCAATTGCAATACGATGGGTGTTTCTTACACCATACCCTTTACACCATTCTGGTTCGCCTAATTCTTTAGCCATATCTTGTGATGCACGCAGAGATTCATCATGGATATGATTAAATAGAGTTCGATTGAAGAATTGAGTTTCAAGCTCTTCAAATGGCATATTGTGTTCCATTAAATAAGTGTGGAATCCACAAACACCCAAGCCCAACGCTCTACTAACTTTTGTGAATCTGATTGCAGCTTCAATGCCTTTGATATGTTGGCCTCGTTGAATCAAGTCTTCTGCAACACAGTCCAAAAATACAGTCGCCCAAAATACAGCATCAGTATCTTTCCATTCATCATACTTTGCAACATTCATAGATGACAATACACATGTGAATGTATAGTCTTCACCTTTATATTCACCTGCAAACAAGCTAATTTCTGAACACAGTTGACTGGTGGTTACTTTCAACCCTTTATCTTTGTACATCTGAGGATTTTGACGATTTACTTTATCAGTAAAGTGAAAATACCCTTTTCCTGTTACCATCTTCAACCACATTGCTTTCTTGAATCGTGCAGTGCTATCAGGATGCCCTTCTCTCAGCTTTGCAATAAATTCGTCGCTTACACACCATCCAATATTTGCGTCATCTGGGTTTGCATGAATGTAATCACAAAGTTCAAAGAAATCTCCATGGTCAATAGGTAAGTATCCTGCCCATGCCCCTCGTCTAGTTCCACCTTGACTAACATCACGACTTAGTTGAACAAAGTCTTTGAATACAGGCACAACACCTTGAGCTTTACCACCAATAGAAATTTTAGAACCACGAGGTCTGATTGCACCTAAATATCCTGCAGTGCCAAAACCTAGCTTAGTCAACATTGCAGTTTCACGCTGTTTATCGTAGAAATCAAACACAGAATCACCAATCAATGAGCCTGCACATGAAACAGCTAGCCCTCTATCTGTCCCCATATTTGCCATAACGGGTGTTGACAATGACAACCAACCATTCCACATCAAGTCAAAGAATTTTTGTTCTGCTTCTTTTTCATACTTTGTACCTACAAGATATGATGCAGCTTTCTTCGCAATTGACTCCCAACGTTCTTTAACAGAGCAACCATTATATGAATATTTTTGCTCAAAGAATTGAAGACCTGCTGTTGTATACCATGATGGCAACAAACCATCTGCTTGTTGTTTCTTTCTGCGGTCAGATATTGCTCTGTACAAATTATCACTCATGTTTCCACTCCTCATAGACGAAATCTTCTTCGTCCCAATTTCTGTTGTAATTAGCATTTTGACCTGTGAAAAAGTCTGTAAAGCTAAATGAATTTAGTCCATTGTAGAACCATTCTGCAATAGGATTGTATGTAACATCAAAAATTGGTTTATAACCCAATTGTTCTAGACAAATGTTCACACGGCTATCAATAAAATTACATAGCTGGTGTTCGGTGATATTCTCAATTCTACCTTTTTCAAAAATCTTAGATGCTATTTGATGTTCATGCTCACGAATTTTCCAAGCATTGTCTATGATTGCTCTTTCCAAGTCAGCAGATTCTTCGCTTGATAGATTTGACTGGTCACGAAGTGTTTTAAATGCCCATGCCCCTGCAATAGAATGAATGTTTTCATCTTTGGTTGAGAATGTGATTCCACGATTGACATTCAAAAGCTTATTCTTACCTTGGCTTTGGAAATGACGCAAGAAACCAAAGAACGAATATAGAATTGCCCCTTCCACCATCGAAAATGTTGCAACTGATAATAAATCATTCTTACCAGCAATACTCTGGTCGATGAACTCAATGCGTTCTTTTAGAACAGGGTCTTTAAGATATTCTAAATAGAACTCATCATTGTCTAGATGCAATGCTTCATTCAATTTACGATAAAATGGTAGATGAATTGCAGTCTCAAACATTCCAAACACAGATGCCATTCTAAGCATTTCTGGTCGTTTGAAAATTCGAGAGAACTTTCCATTCCAATAATCTTTTCCTGCTTTCAACTCATAAAGAGTGAACAGCTTCAAGCCATATGTGACCCCATGTCGTTCAGCTTCAGTCATATTGACTAAAATATCTTGAACGTCTTTTTCTACTTTAATTTCTTCTGGAAACCATAGAATTTCCATTTGTTTGTTTGCGAACTCTACTGGTTCTTTGTAATGTTCCACAACCGCTGATTGTGGAACTTGTAGAATGTGTGGCTTCACATTTTCTCCTTGTTTTTATTGTTTGATGGAAAAGTATTTATACCTTATCTGCTCTTTCTTGTGCAGATTTGTCAGAATATTTTAATCCATTATACCGAATGCTTAGTTTTGCAATGTTATGTGATAGAGTTTCTTCACGGCGAATATTAAGACCTTGACGGATTCCTTCCATAAAAAATTCAATATCACCAAGTTCCTCAATAACATTCTCTCGGTCAATAACTTTGTTGTAGATGACATGCTTCTTCACTGCATCAAGCAACTCACCAGCTTCACCTGAAATACCAACTGCCATATGAAGCAAATGCGCCTTTTCTGGAGTCAGAGATGCGATAATATCATCACCAGATTTTGCTAACGCTGATACCATGTCACTATATTTAACTTCTGTCATACCAACTCCTTTGCCAATGAATGAACTACTTGTCTAAAAATATAATCTTTTGCTTGTTGATGTTGCGGCAACTGATTGTATGGAACAATACAAGGGTGTGTCTTCTTAACAGGGTCTTTCTCTCTCCCATAAACCCAACCATCTTCAACTTTCTGTTTCATCCAGCTATTGTGTGAATCTTCGACACCAGCATCTGGGTTTGATGTATGCAATTCAACCCCTAACAATGCAGAATCTTTCTGCCATTGAGGTGCATCTTCCCATGATGGCTGTGAGGTATCACCTAGGGCTTGACAATATGCTCGATTTACTTCATGCGCAACTTTTGCAATATCTAATTTATTCATTCTAGTTCTCCATTATAGTTAAGATTCCATGATACTTCAGCAGGGCATTCATGCTCTGTTGAACCTACGTCATCAAAAAGTATAGGCCAAGTCTTTCTAAATTCAACAAGCAATGGACACATGATTTGACGAATTTGGGGATGGGCTTCCTTTGATGTTCTCAATTCAAAAATCTTGCGCCACTCACGAACGTTTGCCGTTACTACAATTTCTGTTTTCAATGAATTTGGTAAAACACTTCGAGCTTCTTGAGCCTTTGACCCTGCTCTTAAAAGTTCCATATAAGCAATTTCAGAAGCTTCGCATCCTTTCTTCCAAGCATCATATTCATTCTGCCTACTTCCGAAAGTTACTGGATGCACCAACTTATAGAAGAACGGTTCGATTACAGTTATTTCTGAACCGAACTTTCCTTTGCCATAGTTGCAGTATCGTGTAGATTCTTGGGTGAAGGACGAGATACGGTGTCGCACAAGTTCATGAGTAACGCCTCTATCAGTGATGAACTTGACAGTGATAGAGGCGTGTTCCAAGGTACTTTCATGCTTGAAGGACTTGATATGGTCGATGACTTTTGCATCACTATCTGGTCCGATTCTATCCTCTGATTTATAGGCAACTCTGATACCCCTCTCAATCAAACGAGTCATGTTAGGAGTATGTGCTAAAATTTCAACACTAGAGTTGATAATTTTCATATAGGAGTGCCTTTATCTTTTAGCATAGCAAAACACTTTTTAACATGTTCCAAGTCATCATTTTTACAACTATTTAGGAAAAATTCTGACTTTCTGGGCCGCCACCAACCACCTCTAGATTTAATGTCAAGATACACATATCTAAAATAGAAAATACTGAATTTTCGTATTCCATAAAAACCATCTTCAAACTTTACAATCTTCATACTAACATTCCTTCCATTTAGTAAAATACAATTTAGCTTTCAAACCTTGATAAGTGTTACTTTTTATCATATCAAAAAGTTCATCAGTTGTCCATCCTGCTTGAACTAGCTCATTTAAGTCTTTACCAGGTAAATCTGCAGGCATCATACACACTTTTAAACCAGCTTCAATCATATCCGAAACATTCTTCATAATATGTTTATTTCTAACATCTGAATCTGGAATGTAAATCGCATCTTTGTTTAAGTATGTTTGCAACTTACCATTGGCAACAGCAACTGCATTTGGGATCATTAAAGAATCAATTTCACCTTCAAGTACATAGACTTGTTCTTTGTCATTAAGTCTATCCAAACCGAAGAATTTTACCTTCTCATCTTCATCAACAAAAATTCGGTAATATTTCTGTTCTTGAGAAGAGTCAAGAGCACGAGCAGAATACCCTACAATTTTTTGTTCTTTGTTATACCACGGAATAATAACTCTGGAATGGTCTTCACCTTTCCAATTCTTGAACTTGTCAGTATGACCTTTCGTCCATTCAATGAACTTGTCTGCAAAATAAAAGTCAAAATCTTCAATTGGTAGTCTTCTTTTAGTGCAAAAGATGTATGCTTGTGATTTTTCATGTAAGTTTCTAACAAGTTTTAAATCTTCAAAAATGTTGGGGATATACTTCTTTGTTTCAGGGATGTGAGGTGTCAAATCAACAGTCTGAACTTGATTTGACATCTTTTCTTTGAAGATTTCCAAGTTGTATTCACGGTACAAATTTGGGTCTTGTAGTTTCAAAAAACTACCGAACGACATTCCATCACCACAATTAAAACAACCATAGTTAAGAGAACCATTCTTTACATAGAATGAACCTCTTGCTTTTGATTTCTTCTTTTGAGAGTCGCCACACAACGGACAACGACAGGCCCAATTATGGGTGTTTTTCTGTTTGAACTTCTCCAGTCTCGGGGATAGTTGTTTCAGGTATTTTTCTTGAATCCAAAGGCTGCTCATTTACCCACTCAATTCCATTATCAATTACGAAGCTACTTTTTGGTATCACAACATAAGGAACAATGACACCAACCAAAAACACAGTATGTAACTTACATATAAAACATTCTTTGTTCTCTATTACAACTTCACCTAAAACTTGTATGTTACGACCAGACGATTTTAGTTTCATTTATGCCTCGTAAGGGAATGCAACCCATCTACTATCGACTCGCCTGTCAATAACATTTGACCAAAAATGAATAGGTGTTTGTTGAGAAGGGTTATACCACAATGAAGTGTACAACACATTGTTTTTGGTGTCAAACATTCGTTCCTTAATCTCAGACATAGTTTTACCTGAGTCAACAATGTCATCAATGAACAAAATGCGTTTACCACACGAAGCTTGAATGGCTAACTGGTCTAGAATCTTTGTGTTTTTCTTTTTCCCATCACGTAGACTCCAATCCAACATAACAACAGGAACGTCAAGAAGATGACTAATGATAACAGCAGGTATAGAACCACCCCTGATAATACCAACCACAATATCAGGGTTAAAATTGCATTCTTTGACCCAGTTAGAAATCTTTTTAGTGTCGTCATAAAGTTCAGACCATCCATAGTTTATTTTATCTGTCATAAGAATACCATTAAAGCTTTAACGATTGTGGGAATTTCCAAAAATGTTGCAATGTAATCTAGCAGAAATGTGGAAGCCATTATCTACCGCCAAATTTGCAATTCTGTTTATACG